CACTTAAAGTTGTTGAACTCTCTCCTAATGGAGTATATGTTTTTGAAGCACTATGATTATTATAATCAGGGTCAGGTTTAATGTATATTTTTCCTGATAGTTTATAAAATTTTGGAAACATTTGAGTTGCAGTAAGAAGACTAGTTGCTTCGTCAAATATATGAATATTTTTATCAGGAGATTCTACACATATTCTTTTTTTACCATCATCTAATCTGTAAACTGCTAATACTTTATCGTAAGCAACAGAAGAGCCTTCACCTATTTGATTATCGCCTTCTGAATCAAATCCAAATATTTCAGTTTCAGATGCAATAGTCCATAAAAATTTTTCAGGTAAAGCTGATAATAAAAACTTTGAACCTGCATTTATATAAGGAACTAAATTTCTAGATTTAGATTTATTCCCTGTAATATTATTAACTTTTTCCCAAATTTTCATTTAAATCTTTCATGTACAATATAGGGGGAAACAAAGTTCCCCCCCACATGTATTTGATTATTGGTTTATGATAACGCAACACTACCGACATTTACCAAAATTGTCCCATCACCTGCACTGTCGAACATTACGACAATACATTCATCAGGGGCATTTAAGGTAACTACAGTAGCACTACCGTTCCAAGTTCCACCAGTAAGAGTTACTGTATGAGCAGCAGTACCAGAGGCACTAGTGTTTTTTACAGAAACAATTTGTCCAGCATAATCAGCGCCACTCATGGCACTTATAGCAACTACAGAAGTTGAGCTTAATTGAATATGTCTCACCTTCCCACTATCACTACCCATAGCAGCTGTAGCAGTGTATGTTTTTAAAAACACATCTACATCAGATAGTATTGCTACTTCAGTATCAGCTTTATTTTGTCCGTACATTGGATTAGCCATTATTCATTACTCCTTTTTAAGTAGTCCAGATAGCATGGGCTTCGGGCATATGTATCTCGAGTCCTGCTTCTGTTTGGATTAAGTCGACTCTACGGTCAACGCCACTATTTTCAAGAGTTTGAACACCAACGTAGACTGATGTGTCACGATTTTGTCCGTTACCAACTAGAGGTCGGTAAGCACAATATCTCATATTTACACCCATTAAACCAATATTGGTACCGTCAAGGTGAATATTTCTAGCAACATTCATATCTCCATAAGGAGTAGAAATTGTTGAAATATCAACACCAAAGACTTTCTTTTTACCAATCATGGACATGTCAGCACGAGCTAGTGAATTTGCACCGCCAGTAGCAGTTTGAGTTGCACCAGCAACGTAAGGCTGAGCTTGACCAAGATTATTAGCAAAGTAACCACTTAGCTTATGTAACCAGTTGTAAACAGCTGTGCTACAAAAGAAAACAGTTGCGTTTGCATTGTTGTATCTTGGGTCTAAGTAAGCACTCATATCATCAAGAAAATCGTCTTGAGTCTTAGTTGCAGTTGGTAAAGTAAATTGATTACCAAATCCACTAATGTAGTTAACAACACCATCAGTATACCAAGCATCATCTGCCGTACTTGCTGTGCCATTAAATAACAATGATTGCTCAATGTCATATTTGTGTTCAATTAGCTTTTCTTTCCATACTCTTGCCCATTCGCTAGAATCATGCTTAAGAACAGTTGCTCTTGCAGTATTATCCATAGCCATTGCAGTCTTCCAAATCTGAGTGTTACCAAAACCAGTTTTAAATGGTTGGTCTTTCCACCCTTCAGGAAAACCTGAACCTTGTGAGTGAGCTGTACCGATAACGTAAGAACGTTTAACGGCTAGAGCTTCTTGAGATTGATTACCAATTCCTGTATCTTCACTATCTTTATAAGTGATATGAAGAGTAGATGGAGTTCTAATTACTGCACCAGTTAATTCTACAGCATTTGCACCTACAGTTGCATCTATTACTTTGTCTACTCTGAAGACATAATAGTCTACTGCAGCTTCAGCACCAATTGCACTTGCACCTGTTGGTATTTTTATTAGTTGTCCAGGAACAAAAAAAGCAGGTTTCGTACCCGCTGCTCCAATTGTGATAGCAGTTGCACCATACACAGAACCTTCGTTCCCTGCATTTTTGTAATCTCCTACCATTGTTACTTTAGTTGTTGCTGCGGTCATTGCACCATCACGAGCTGGAGCAACTCCATTTGAACTTCCACCATATATATAAGCATAACGCTTATGAAATGATGGTCTACGCTCAGTATATTTGAACTGAGGGTCGTCACATGGTTTTTTAGAAAGTTTAGAGACTAAACGGAAGAAGGGGTCTTGTGCTATTGCTAACTCAGATACTTTACTCCCGAAGTTGTACTTCCTTCTAAGGTCACCAGTTGACAGAGCACTATTATCATCAGCGACTCCTAAGCCGCTTAGATTAAATAAATCAGCCATTTGATTTTTCCTTTAATTAGGGTTAATGCAGATGGCTAACAAACTAATTCATTTAGTTGCTAACCAAATGCGTTTTCGAGGTCTTTGTCAATCCCCATTATAGCGTCAAAAATTTGTCCTTCTTCTGAAGTCTCTACTTTAGCAGAGCCTTGAGTTGCTAACGACTTTGGTCTTTGTTGGGTCTGTCTGACCTGTTGGACTGCGCCATCGCTTGCAGATTTTGCAATATTAGTTTCTCTTTGACCTCTGTTTTTTAAGTAGAATATATCATCCAATGACAATGTTTTAGTATCTGCAAATTTTTTAAATTCATCATATTGAGAGTCATTCATTTCATGCTTAGTTTTAAAATCTGCCAACTGTCTTTCAAGAGTAAACTCTTGTTTTTGTTTTTCAAGTTGAGAGTTAAGCTTTCTTTGAACTACACCATCAATAGTAGCATTTAATACTTTTGCAGAATCACTGTCAGGAATCCCTACTGCATCATCAGGGTCAAAAACAAAATCTTCTCCTAGATTCATTTTTTCAACCATACTTTGTGGAGCTTGACCACCACCATCAAAATAGCCTTTCACATGAGAGACTAAATTTTGGTCTGTACGCATTTCATCAAGTATAGGTAAGTATGGTTCGAGTTCAGATAAGCGTTGGTTAAGACGTTTACCTTCTGCACTAGAATCTGAATACCTTTTTTTAAGAGTCTCAATGTCCTCTGTGTTAGCTTCGCTAGTTTCCGCTTCAACTTCTTGCATGTTATCGCTTTGAGTTGATTCGACTGTTGAAGTTTTAGTTTCAATATCGTCTACAATTACACCATTGACTTCTTGTTCTAATCTTCCAAAAAAATCTTCTGATGCATCATCTGAAATAAAACTTTCGGGGGCAGAATTTATATCTGCGTTGCCTACTTGTACTTCTTCCATTATTTTATAGCCTTTATTTATATTAACAATTTACTTTTTATCTTTGCTTTCTTGCAAATTCTTTTTTCTGTCTTCATCTAATGCTTTTCTGTAGTATTTCTGCTGAGCTTTAGTCTCTAAAACATCTCTGTCTACTTCTTTAGAGCCTGTATTAATATTTTGTCTAATACCTGCTTGAACTAATTGTCTACTTAATGTTTCAATAGTTCCTTTATCTTCTTTTTGAGATTCAGTTAAAGATTGTACTTGTTGTTCTAATTGAGAATACATTGATTTTCTTTCAATAATTTTCTCTTTGCCTCGAACATCAGTTTCAGATAGCATTGCAATATCATCTATTAATCCAGCTTGATACCACTTAAAATATTCTTCAATTAAAGCCCATCTATTTACAGGCATTGAAGCCCCTGCTACTATTCTAATATCAAACCTAGAACTTGAATAGTCAGACCATTTATTTATTTCTTTTCCATAATCATTGTAAATAGGAATATTAATTCTTGTTTCTTTTTCAACTAAATCTCCACCTGCGTTAGGTTGAACAATTCTAAATACTTTATCAACAGTATAATGAGATTGAGCTATTTCTTTAAATGCTATCCCAACTTGTTCTAAGCAAGGCTCTAAAATTGAACCCATCCAAGCTTTAATCCTTCTAGTACCAAATTCGTCATTAGCCAATAATCCTCTATAAGTTTCAGGTTGTTGACTAGTAAATCCCATCATAGAACTTGGGATGCCTGCTATGTATTCCATATCAGATTTGCCTTGTTCAGTGATTGTATAAAAAGCATTGTTTATAGCAGCAGGTAAAATAGGAGTTGGAGGAGTAAATCCTTGTCTATATTTAAGTAAAGCACCAGGAGCAGAAGAATATTGTTCCCATTCATCTTCAGGTACAGAACCTTCTTCATACATCCATCTTAAATTAGATGCTAAATTAGCATTGTGAATCATCACTTGATGTGCTTTGTTAATTTCTTGTTGCTTTCCAATCATAGGCGAAACAGCTGACATAGGAAAAGGTGTACCTGTATATAAATAAGGTACAGGCACTATAGGATAATCTCGAATAGGTAAAACATACTCGTATAAAGTAATATCAGACCCTAAAGTACAAGTCACTTTTATTCTTGTTTCGAAATATTCTGAAGCATTAACAATAGAAGAAACTATAGTTTTATCTTTAATTAATATATCATATTCTTTTTTACTTACTACTTTTTCTTCTACTTTATTTAATCTTTCTTGAGTTGCGTATTCAATTTCAGCTCTTTTTTGTTGGATACCTTGAGTTAATAAATCTTTAGCTTTTTTAATTTCTAATTTTGCTCTATCTTCTATTACTTCACCTGCATTTAATGCATTTTCAATTTGTACTATTTTTTCTTTTGTTGCGACAGCTAATTCATCTTCATAATCTTTTAATTTTTTACTAGCAACTTCTTTTACTGCGTCTATGTCTTCTTTGCTTGGGAAAACTTTAATACTTAGGTTAACATAAGGAACTCGAGTTTTTTCATAACATTCATGGTATGATATTAAATCATCCTTATCTCCTTCAGGATTTATAGTAGTAATAATATCTTCAGGTAGTATTGAAATAGATTCGTTTCTATCTGCTTGTGAATAAGCGTCTATAGCTCCTTGCTCACTTGCTTTAGCAACTTTTCTAAGATGTTCAGGGAACATAGTCTTTAATTGTTCTCTAGCTAAAACTTTTCTTACAATTATAAAAGAAGCGTCTCTAAAAAGAAAATCACGACTCATTGGGTCAGGATAAACATCATAAGGGTCTATTTGTTTAAAAACAACATCTCCTTTACCATTATCCATGTCTTGGTCAATGTCCATAAAGAAATATCCAATACCCTTTGTAAGAGAATCTAAGATTACATTGCCATAAACTGCTTTTCCATTAGAAAGACTCCAACAATACTCAGATATGTCACTATGGACTTGAGCTATATTAGTATCGCTTCCTTCTACTGCAACAGCTTTCCATTTAGGATTATTAGCTGTAACAAAATATTTCATAGTTTCAATAATAGGAGTAATCCTATTAATTTCAAAGGTAGGCATTCCTGATTCTTTAAGAGTATCTTTTTCTTCTTGAGTTAATTGCTCATTAAGATAAAAATCATAACCTTTTTGACTGTCTGATTGCCATTTAACTCTTTCTTGAGAATTAGAAGAGTTCCACATTGAATAAATACGCTCTGAAGCTTTTTTCCTTGCCATTATTTCTTTTTCTTTTTCTTAGCAGCGGCAGCAGCAGCTTTGCCTGCTTTAGTATATGAATACTTTTTTTTCTTACCAGACTTACTTTTTACTATAGGCATATCTTTTCCTTCTATTATAATTGCAATGTTATGATACAAGCCAACCCTTTGCTTTGCGTTTTGGTCTAAACCATTCTCTAGTTTTTGGCATTCTCTTCATATTTGGAGGAAAAGAATGCAAAAGTGCATAGAATAATGTCTCAATTGTGTCATCATGAGCCATTCTTGCACCGAATGTAACAATTTCATGCTCTAAATCAAACATATTTTCTTTTAAATGTATATTACCTGTACTAAAACGACCAGAAAGCCCCGAATATATTTTATTTCTCTTTTCTCTACCACCAGGCTTCTCAGGGATTACACTAATATCAAATTTATTTTCTATTCTACGTCTTTCATTTAAAGATTGGAATACGCTTCTATTCATAGCTACATCTTCAACCGTAGATGACACGCAATGATATTTTTCATGCATATCCATTATATAATCAACGACTCCCTTTTTACCAATTATCTTATCGTCACCATCTCTACCTGCTAAAGTAGGAATAGACCTATGTCGTTCATATTCTAATACATATACTTCATTTTCAGGGGTAAGAGCTACTGCCATTATAACTGAGAAATCAGCAGTTTTAGTATTAATATCCGTTGCAGGGTCACAACCAACGAAGGTATTGACAGGAATTTTTTCTCCCTCAATAAAGATATAATTGTTT